ATTCGAATAACGAGCCGGCAGGAATCCGCTCTAGAAGCTCTACTTGCTGGTAGGCCAAAAGTAAGCCGTCAAAATCCTTGGTCGTCAGCGCCAGATCGCCCGGCTTGAATTGGTTGTTCATGCCGTCACCTTCGCGCGCAGTGCGGCCAGAGCTGCGAACCCGACTTCTGGCGTGCAGACGGTCACGGTTTCAGGCAGGGCCAGCGGGATTTCACGAAGCGGCTCGCCGGTCATAACCATCCGGACGGTGATGCCGTAGTTGCGCTCGAACAGCTTGCGGCTGCGCTCTTCGGGCAGGCTGGACAGTTCGTAAAAGCCGGTTTCACAAGCGGCGTGGTAGATCGCTGCATGTACGCCGGTGCGGTCTGCTGCCGGGTGTGCAATGCGGCAGGCTTCGCGGTACGCCTTCGCGGCATCTGGCAGGCCCATCATTTCCGGGCTCGGCTCACACCAGCGGATGAAGCGGCCAACGCTTGGGGCGAAGTCGCCACCGGACTTGCGGCACTGCTGGATACCGAAGCGGATCTGCTCGAGCGAGTTGATACCAGCGGCCATGAACCCCTTGATCCATGACTTCTTGGCAGCGTCTAGCGCCTCAGTGGTAGGCCATGCCTGCTTCCAGGCTGGGAAGATGGACTGCAGCTCGACGAAGAGCTTGTTGACGACGCTGGCGGCGCCCTGGTCGATAGCGCGGGGCGCAGTGACCGGCTCAGCGATAGCTACGTGCTTGCCGCTGGTGGCGGATGGGATCAGATCCTTGACGTTGCGCATCACAGATCCCCTAGATCGTTTGCCCAGCTGGTGTCACCGCTGTGGAAATCGGGAGCCGAGGTGTTGCGAGCCGGCAGACGGCCCTCAGTGGTCAAGCGGTTAACAATCCAGTCGACCTTGAAGCCCTGCCAGCCTGCGACCAGCGCTTCGGTCATTGCGGTCTCAGCGGAGATGTCAGCGGCTACGCACTTGTCCAGCTCGGCGTTCAGGGCAGTCCAGACGGTTGCGCTCAGTGCGGCACGCTTCTGCTTGCGCAGGGCAACCCAGTCTTGGAGCAGTTGATCAGGGATGGCATGGGGGTTGTCAGCCAGCATGTGAGTCAGGCCGAACCCTGCCGAGGATGGCTTACGGCTCTTCGCCTTGGCGGCAGGCTTGCTCTTCACGTGGGGCGTTACAATCTCTTCCGAAGGAAGAGTTGTTTTCTTTGTATAAAGGAAGCAAGTTGCCGTTTTGGTCTCACTCGCGTCATTTCTCAGTGAGACGATTTGGGCTGAGTGAGACGTTTTGGTCTCAGTGAGACGGTCTTGTTTCTCTTCGTAGAAGGACCACTCGGAGACAGGGAAAATACCCAGTTCTCCACGGCTACCACCAACACGGAAGATGACCCGGCGCTCTAGGAGATGGCTGATAGCCTTCGATACGACATCGCGGCGCATGTTGGTCAGCTTGCCGATCTCATCAGCAGAGAGACGCTTGCTCTCTACTTGGTATCCGATGGTCTGACGAGCGATAGCCATCACGACGCGGAACTCACGAGCTGGCAGATCAACTGCAGCCAGAGCCTCCATGATGCTGTTGTCCATCCGGGTAAACCCCCGCTGGGTGTTGCTTATGTGAATCACGTTGTCCATAATCTTTCCCTGTTCACGTTGTACCGCTGTTCCGAAGCCACCCTCGTCCGGTGGCTTTTTTTTGCCCGCAATACTGGATATCTCTCCAGCCCCACCGGCGTTCTTTGCTGCTGTTTTGCCACTACGTAGACTTGGCACATCGGTTACGGAGAACCAGCCATGTCTAAATCACTCAGGAAATTCGCCCTTAGCGGCCCGGCCAATAGCGATGATTTGTTCGCGGGTCGTGGCATCAGTCGAGCGGCGACCAGTGCGGACGCCTGCATGGGTCTGAGCAGCAGGACGACGGCGCTCGACGAGCCCTTCCGGCTTCGGCTGCTGTTCCTTACTCGCTTTCACAGAGCCACCGGCAGCGCCCGCATCGTTCGGGTAAAGGTCGGGACGCAGCTCGTGGCGAGAGATCCCGGTCACCGACTCAATCTGTAAAACACGCTCAGCTGGAATACGCCCGGTAGCGCACATCCGCTGCACGGCTTGAGGTGAGCAGCCAATTGCGCGAGCAAGGGCTGACTGCCCTCCCGCCGCCTCAGCGGCCCGTGTAGCGATGTTCGTTTCCATTGCATATCTCCGGGTTGAATTACAACGCAAAATTACAGGCAAAACGATGCTTTTACAAGCAAGAATTGCAGTGCCAACTACAACCGTCAGTTGTATCGTTCGGGGTATGAATACGACCGGCAAACGCATCGCTATAGCTAGGGAAGAAAGGGGCTGGAACCAGTCCGAACTTGCCCGCGCCCTGAAGGTAACGCCCCAGTCGGTGCAGGCTTGGGAGTCAGGCAAAAACACGCCACGACCGAAGAAAATGGCGGAGATCGCAGCAGTGCTGGGTAGGTCTGTCGGCTATCTGATGGGCGACATAGATGCCAGTGAGCTATCCAACGTCGAGCCCGGCCCGCCTATCACCAGCCCCTACCGTGAGGTAAAGATCGTCGGCACTGCACAGATGGGCGCTGAGGGTTACTGGCACGCCCTGGATGACGGGGAAGGCTTCGTCGACGTGCCGTCCAAAGACCCTGGCGCTTACGCCCTGCGCTTGCGCGGCGATTCGATGGCCCCTGCTATCCGTTCTGGCTGGATCGCGGTCTGTGAGCCAAACGGCAGGCTTGTGCCGGGTGAGTACGTAATGATCCGGCTAGTCGACGGGGAAAGCATGCTCAAAGAGTTGCTGTATGCCAATGACGTAGAGGTCAGCGTGATGTCGCTAAACCCCGGATACAGCAGACGCACGATCCCGATGGATCAAATCGAACAGATGCACTACGTCGGGCACATTGTGGCACCAAGCAAGGTTAGGATTTAGGATGAGCAGCGCTAGCAAATACGCAACTCAAGATATCTTGTATGACGAGGCGATACGGTTTCTAAAGACCGTTACCGCAGATAGCAAATGCTATGCATGTGGCTGCGATGTATGGGAAGTTGCCTCAGACGGCAATGACAGCCGGAATGTGCTGCTCGTGCCAACCAACACCAGTTTCAATGGAAAACTGTCACGCTCGCTGCTGCTGGTCTGTAAGACGTGCGGACTTGAAAGACAGCATCGCGATCACAAAATAATTGAGTGGCTCACAGCCAATCCGCCAGAATCTGTGGATTGCACTGATGACTAAGTTTGTCTTGGCAGTAGTCGGCGGAAAGGACGCCACGCCTAGCTCATACGTGAAGGCTGACACACCCTCTAAGAAGGGCGATACTAGCGCCATGAACGAAATCACTCGCGAAGAGCTCGACGCTAAACTTGAGGCAACCGAAGCGCGCATGGACGCGAGGCTAGAGCGTTTTGATAAAGACATGCGGCAGGCGGTTAGCGATTTCCGCCTAGAGATTCAACCGCTCAAGAATCTCAAAGCGAACATTTGGGGAGCTACAGCTGTGACCATCGGCGTAATGGTCGCTGTGCTTTCCTACGGCGTAGCCAGCTTTGACTCAGGCCGGGACACTTCTGCGGTCATTCAAGAGATGAAACAGCAATCTTTTGAAACCCGCCAGCTGCTGGAGCAGATCAAGGCACAACAAGCAGCCAATCAAGCCGAGCCAGCGGCGGCAGCTAGCCAGCCGCCACCCACTACCCAGCAATAACCACAAGCCCCGCACCACGCGGGGCTTTTTGTATCTGCCGTACCCTCTCCTACTTAGGTCTGAGCCACTTCTTTACATGTGGCAGCCGGCCACCATGTTTCCTCTTGCCTGCTGATACCCTCACAATTACTGTGTGGATATCCAGTAGTAAGGAGGACCACAATGAATCGGACGCAACCTCACGCCATCACTCATCATCACCAAGTGTCGACCTATAACCGCTTGGTGCGCCGCGTTAACCACCTCATAACCACGCCTCGCGCCCAGGTCGAGCGCCAGGCGAACCTAGCCCCTCACCCTGACGACCTGCCCGAAGACTGGGAACGCCTGCTGGACGAGATCCAGCAGACCGAAGGCGTCGCCCTCACCCGCCGCCCGGACGGCTCCATTCATGTGCGCTGGCTCCGTACAGAGCACTGAATACATAGCCCGCCACTGAGCGGGCGCCAGCTCCAGGCTCGCCCGTTCATCGCTCTGGGTGTAGCTCCCATCTCGATTACAACTTTCGTGAAGAAAATTACAATTTAGACTTGCTAACTACAATTTATGGTTGTAATTTAGACCCATCGAAACGCAACACACGAAGGGCACGCAAATGGACGTTTTCACTCACGGCAACTGGCAAGGGTTTTTCAACCACGGCCTTAGCGAACGCGAAGTGGAATGCACCGTTTTGGCGGCTGGCGGGATGACGAACAAAGAGATCGCCAAGGCAATGGGCATCGCACCGGACACCGTGAAGAAGCGGATTCAGTGCGCGATGGATCGCCTCGATGTTCACCGTCGCGCTGGTCTCGTAGCTGAGGCGATGCGCAAGGCAATCATCGCCCCTCTCGTTCTGCTGCTGGCCCTCTGCGAAGTGGCCCCGAACCAACAGTTCCAAACCCGCCCCGTCCGCACGCCGGCCGCTGTGAAGCGCGTCGCCCGGGTCGGTCGCGAGATGTCGCAGCCGCTGATGCTGGTAGCTGCCTGATTTTGATTTAGGCAGCGATGCCTGGGCTTCGGTCCGAACGCTCTTTACACAACTTGGGAACATCGCGGCGGGGTCTGCTTCGGCATACAGCGCGATCCAACAAATTCCCCGCCCCATGCCAGCTCTGGAACTGGCCGTGGCTCCACATGCAGCCACGCGAAGTTGCGAAATGTCACCCGGTGCGACGCCAGTTGCGGCAGCGGGAAAGAGACGACTCAGACAAGGAATCGCAACGGAGATAGCCGAAAGGCAGGCCAGCCCACCGTGCCGCAAAACGGAGGCCAGAAAGACCGAATCGAATTAGCGCCCCGAGCCTCGGCTATGAGGGGCGCCGGACCTCATGCGGCGTGCCTACTTTACCGGGCGCCAGGGGCTGTACGCCGCATGTTGTATTGGCCGATGACCGCGCCGCAACGCTGATCGAGCGACGTGAACAGGAAGCCCCGATGCCAAACCACTGACGACTCACTACCTGCAATCAGCAGCGGGGACGGAGCGCAAGACAACGAGCGGGTCGTTTCCTTCTGGCCATTCGCAAGAGTGGCCAGCGGGAAGACAACCGAACGCCGATACGCCGCTCAGCGACTGGATGAGGCGCAGTTGGCGGCTTAACGAATTCAACGATGAGGCAAAGACAAGGAGGTGCCATTGAGACCATGACGAACCTGGGCGGCACAGATATGACCAGCCGCCGCAGCGTAACGCGCTAGCCCACGCAAGCGCGCCAGACCCCGCCAGCGCACTACGACGCATAGAGCGGTAGAGCAAGAAGACCGGCACTCGCCGGGAGACTCAACTGTAGCGCGTCAGCCGTAACCAGCCGGAGGCCCGCGATTGAGTGCACAAAGAAAGCGCAGACCTTCCGATGGCCTCGCCCGCTGGGAACGAACCCGAGTTGGCATCTGCGCTTTGCTGTGTGCATTTGCAACCACCCAACCCCCGCAGCTTGGCGACAGGCTGCAGCGGGCACCCATCAGCACATAGGAGGCTGAGACATGCAGCTCGAGATAGACAGCGAGCAGGTAACGGGCGGCGTTCGGATTGTCGACCGCAGCCTCCCGCAGTGCTACCAGGGCGTGGCGATCGTGATTCAGCGCGACCCGCACCCGACGCTAGGGCACGGAATCACCCACGATCAAGCAGTAGAGCGGGCGCGTGTAATGGCTGCCAGCTTCGAGCTGCTGGAGGCGCTGGAGTCGGCGCAGATGGCAATCATGGGATACACGCACCAGAACGCGGTCACCCTTGCAGCCCTGTTCAAAGCTAATGCCGCCCTCGCCAAGGCCCGCGGCACCCCATGCTAACCCAACCCAAAACCCTCCTCCTCATCTGCGTACTAGCTGCGCTGTGGGGGGTGGGAGTGGTGGCGACATAAACCCTGAGCCAGCCAGACCAGACCCTAACGGGCCTGTAATAACCGAGGGTGCTGGTAGCGCCATGACCATCAGCTGGAGCCGATCCGGCGTCACGGAAGACAACTCCTGCCTAGCGCCTGCCGGGAATCGGTAGCAGGCCGAATGGCTCACGTAACGAGCCTGCATCGGGAATGGCGTCTTGCCTCTTGTCGAGCGCGGTAAAGCCGTAGCGAGAGCCATTCACCAATGCAGTGTTGCGCAGGCTTCTGCGCGGTGTACTAGGTACAACTGGCCAGTGGCAGCAATGCCCTGAAATGAGCCGCCGGATGGCTCCAGTTCCAAGCCGGCAGCCGGATAGCAACGGCCACTGCATCCCCCCTTCCCCGCCAATCCGGGCAACCGAGGTATCCACCATGTACAGACACGAACCAGGGGTTCGGGAATACCCGTGCCCGGATGACAGCGTTTCCGAGGCAGAGCAGGTACTGGCCGCGCTCGACAGCCTCCACGAACCAACCATGCAGGCCTACGCCGAGTTCTGCGAGGACAAGATCGAAGTGCCGGCCGCGCTGGCCAAGGCGCTGATCCTGTCCATCTGCTCCGGCAAGTGGGACGCCCTGCGCAGCCGCATCGGCTACTCGAACGAATGGCTAGACGAGGCCCTGAACGCCATCGTCTACGCCATCGACAAGCAGCAAGCGGCCTTCATCGAACACCACGCGGAGCAGTTGCGCAGCAAGGCCGAGCAGATCAAGCAGGAGGCGGCATGAGCAAGGAAGTGAAGCGGTGGAAGCGAAAGCAGCTGGAACTCATGCGCCCCGAGCATGAGGTCGTCGACGCGAAAGCCTACGACGCCCTTCTCGCTGAGCGGGATGCGCTGCAAGGAGCGCTGGATCGCCAGGTCCCGCTGCACGAGGCGCTCCAGCGTGCGGCTGGCGAGCTACCGAAAGGCTGGGAAATCCGGCTATGCGTTGAGCATCACGCTGGCTGGGTTGAGTTGATCGGCCCGGACGGTACGGAAGACTTCGCGACAAACGACGAGCGGCTCGATTACACGGTGATTGACGCGCTTGAACACGCCCTGCAAGGAGAGCAGCCATGACCAAGGACGTTTTCAACAAAGGGCCGGTGATCCTTGAGGTTCTTCGCCTTGAAGGCGGTGAAGATCCATTCATCTGCGCCATCAATGGGCGCATAGCGCTTGACCCTCTCTGCGAAATTGAGGAACAGCTCAGGGATGAAGAAGAGTTCAGCCACGGCGAAGGGCTGTACCTGTACGAGGCCAGATACTTCTCCGGCCAGTACGGCGAATACGGCATGTGTGAAATCGCCCCCGGATGGGAGCTGACGCTACTTGAGCATAACGCTGACTGGATGACGCCAGTTGAAGGATCCCAGCCATGAACGCCGCAAAGCAAGTAGCCGCCCTGCTCCCTATCGCGGCATTCCTTGGATCGCTGGTCTACGTCGGCCTGATGGGGGGTGTGTGATGGCATCGAATTATCAGCGCGCCAAGCGCTACGCGTTCTGGAAATTCTACGCATCAGGCATGGCAGTTTTCACGCTGCTGGTTGTGCTGAGCGGACTTGCAGGATGGTGACGGGAAAATGAACGACATCTGGAATGAAGCACCGGAAGGGGCAACGCACTACACGCCAGCAAACGAGACTGAATGCCTCAATGCCGTTTACTGGCGTGTAATTGAGGGCGTGTTTGTCAAAGCGTGGGCTGTTCTCGGAAACGGCAGTCTCTCAGAGTGCAAGTCGGGCTGTGAGTTTGACCTGACAAGACCGGATGCGGTCACGCGGCCTTGGGCAAGCTCAGGCCTGCCGCCAGTTGGCGTTGAATGCGAGGCGCTTTGGTCATCCACGCCGAACGAGGTTTGGCTGCCGGCGAAGGTGCTCGCACATGACGAGGGCATGGTCGTGTTCCGCTGGAAAGCTGGCGAGCGCAAAGGCGAGTACAGCAACTACAGCCAGACCTACAACTTCCGCCCCATCCGCACACCAGAGCAGATCCCTGCTGAAGAGCGGGAGAAGGCGATTGAGGCGCTTGCGGTCGAGTTAGCGGGCCACTGGTCAAGTGAGGCCGTCAGTCTTCAGCGTGAGACGGCGGCGTACCTTCACGACATCGGCTACCGGAGGGTTGAGCAATGACAACTCAAGCCCTCCCCCTCGACCCCTACGAACACGACGACACCCCCACAGGCCACAGCTATGCGGCTGCTTGGATTGCGCTGATCGGCTTCTTCGCCCTGGACGTGCTGATAGCGGTTCAGATCGGCGCGCTGAATCACTTCTTCTAAATCCGATCACTTACCGAGGTAGATCCGATGAGCAACGCCGTAGCAATCGCGCAGGACATTTACGGGGCGCGCGATTCGTTCGCCTCCGTCCTCACTGACAAAACGCTGAGCTTCGAGCGTGAAGCCGAGTTCGCAATCCAGACCATCCAGGGCAATGACTTCGCCACGAAGATCGCCCTGAACAACCGCCAGTCCGTCGTTAACGCCGTGACCAACATCGCGGCCATTGGCATCAGCCTCAACCCGGCCAAGCGCCAGGCCTATCTGGTGCCACGAGACGGCAAGATCTGCCTCGACATCAGCTACATGGGCCTGATGGATCTTGCGATGGCTACCGGGTCGATTCGCTGGGCTCAGGCCGAGCTGGTCTACCAGAACGACACCTTTGCCCTGAATGGCTTCGATAAACCTCCAGCGCATCAGTACAACCCCTTCTCGAAGGATCGCGGCCAGATCGTCGGCGTCTATGTTGTCGTGAAGACGGCCGACGGCGATTACCTCACCACCTGCATGAGCCGAGACGATATCGACTCGATCATGAATCGGTCGCAGTCGGTGAAGTCGGGCAAGTCATCCCCCTGGAAAACGGACTACGGCGAGATGGCGAAGAAGACCGTCGTCAAGCGCGCCTACAAGTATTGGCCGAAGACGGATCGACTCGACAAGGCAATTCATCACCTAAACACCGATTCAGGCGAAGGGCTGGCCTCTATGAATGAGCAGCCACGCGGCGGCGAACTGGCCGAAAAGTGGATTGCCCAGGTCGTCAACGCTGAATCGCTGGAGTCGCTGCAAAGCGTATGGCTGGCCGGCAAGGCAGAGATGCAGGCAGCTAAAGACGTGTCGTCGTTCTCATCGTTCAAGACCGCAGTCGAGGCCCGCAAGGCCGCGCTGAGCACACAACCAGAGCCGATCGAAGGAGAGGCACAGGAGGCTGACCATGCAGCAGCAAACTGATGAGTGGTTCGCGTCCAGACTTGGGTGCGTTACGGCGAGCAGGGTCAAGGATGTGATGGCGAAGGGGCGCGGAGGCGCCCCCTCTGCTACCCGGCAGAACTACATGATGCAGCTGTTGTGCGAGCGTCTGACCGGAAAGCGCGAGGAAGGATTCACTAGCACCGCCATGCAGCGCGGCAATGAACTTGAGCCGGTAGCCAGGATGGCCTACGAGCTGTTCGCTGATGCTGAGGTGACCGAGACGGGCCTGATCCTGCACCCGAAGATCGAAGGCTTCGGCGCCTCGCCTGACGGCCTGATCCTGTCCGCCCGCGGCGGCCTTGAAATCAAATGCCCGAACACAGCGACCCACGTCGCCACCCTCCAATCCCGAAAGCATGACCCGCAGTACGAATGGCAGATGTTCGCGCAGATGGCTTGCGCCGAACTGGAGTGGGTCGACTTCGTGACCTTCGACGACCGCCTGCCGGATGAGCTGCAGTACGCCTGCTTCCGCCTGGAGCGAGACGAGGCACGCATTCGGCAGATGGAAACCGAGATCAAGCTCTTCCTCGAAGAGCTGGCAGAACTTGAACACGACATGCGAGAGCGCATGAGGAGTAAGGCGGCATGAGCAACCTGAACGAATGGCGCGGCATCGGTCGGCTGACGGCTGATATTGAGCTGCGCTACCTGCCCAACGGCAACGCGGTCGCCAACTTCACGATAGCCGTCGACGACAGCTACAAGAAGAAGGATTCGAACGAGAAGGTTGAGCAAACGGAATGGGTGCGCTGCACCGCCTTCGGAAAGACAGCTGAGTTTCTGGCGAACTGGCTGCACAAAGGAAAGCGCGTACTGGTCTGCGGGAAGATGAAGACCCGGGAGTACGAGAAGGACGGCATCAAGCGCTACGCCACCGAGATCATGGTCGGCCAAGGTACGGAGATCATCGACTGGCCGGAGAAGGGCGAGCAGCGCCAACCTAAGCCGCAGCAGCAGAACCAGCCCCGCCCACAGAGCCAGCCGCAGCAGCAGCCTGCGCCGGACTATGACAGCTTCGACGACGACATACCTTTTGCCGACCCCTACCGCGGCGCCCGCTCGCTGCTGATCTGAGGATATGACCATGCAAATCAATATGACCAAGCAGGTGCCCGTGGACGTGAAGGAAATTCGCGTGCACATCAAGGTGTGCGACAGGTTCGATGGTGCGTTCGTTGACGCTCAAGGCGAGACGTTGCGCGACTACGAAGGTTACGTGCCGGACTTCTTCCCTGGCGATCACTACGGCGATTACCTGATTCTGAATATCGACCTAGAGACAGGCCAGATCCTGAACTGGAAGAAGCCAACCGCCGAAGACGTTGAAGCCTACATCGGCGGCACCTCAGAAGACTGATCCACCCCGGGCGCCCCGCGCGCCCTCCTCCCCGGACAAACACCATGAACACACACGCATCCGCGCGCAGCGGAGATATTACCCTGCCTCGCTGGCTGTCCCGGCCAGTTACCAAGTACATCACCCGCAGCGGCAGCCGGTGGCAGCCTGAGACGGTTGCGCTGTGCTTCGCCATCACACTACGCCAGCACGGCACTATTGAGGCCGTGCGCGCTACGGCGCGGCGCCTGTCCGATCTGGTCTGTCGAGAGCAGCAGCCAAGGCTCAAGGCGCTGGCCCGTACTGTGGCGGATGACAAGGTGATTCAGGTCGCGGTGAACATCATCAACCGCGTCTGCGACCTATGCGATATCGGGACCAGCACAGAGTTCAAGATGCCGGCCCCACCAGAACTTCAGCTGGTAGCTCCGCCGCGCTGCCACTTCAAGCCCATGAGGCTCGCGGGAAGCCCGGAAAGCCGCCACTGGAAATGCCAGCACTGCAGCCACACCAAGCCGATAGAAGGGAGCCTGCAATGATCATCGGCAGGTTCTCAAGTGCGAACCTCGAAACTGCATGGCGAGAAGGGTGGTATTCACACCCCGGCTCGCCCTGCCCTTATGGGGTTACTCAGCTAGGCCTTCGCTGTGCTTGGTTGGCTGCTCACCGGGATCGGTACGGGATCCGCGCGGCGTGAAAGCTAGTCGGGCCAGACCTCGGCTTTAGGCAATACGCCCGCGACCGCTTGGCACTTCAGATCGGCGCACACAATCATCGCAACCGACTCCGACGTGCGAGCAACGTATCTGTTATTCACCGCGGCGAACTCGATGCCGCCGCACTTAACGCAAGACGGCTTGAACTCATCGTCGCGCATTTCTTCGATGCCCATTTTCATCTCCTTATCCCGGCCCCATGCCGGACACCGAACGTATCCGATACCTGAACCGATGAACAGACCCACCTACTGTCGCACTTCCGGCCAGTTGATAGGCCGCTGCGACTGTTTGCGCTGCCGCCCACCGGAGGCCCCATGCAAACCACAATCTGGCTGCACAAGCCCACGAACACCCGCTACTACATCGGCTGCAGCAACGGCGCCGCGATCCTGATGAAAGGGACGCTAAGGGACCGCTGGGCCACCGAGGCTGAACTGAACGATTCGAGCATATGGAGCAAGGCATGAACGAGACACTGAAGGCAGCAGGACACATCGGCGCTGAGCTGGGGGCTGCGATTGCGGAGAATGAGATGCTGCGGGGGCTTCTTGAGGAATGCCAACCAGCAATGGTGCAGCTAAGCAACAAACACGGAGGCGAGCTGTTTGACGATGTGGTGCAGCGCATCCGCGCTGCCCTATCCCGGCAGGCCGAGCCGGAGTGCCTAGACTGTCGCGCTTATCAAGAGAATGAGCAGAACCCGAACGTAGTGTGCGACGAGTGCGGATGGAAACAGAGCGAGCAGGCCGAGCCAGCCCCGGCGCAGGATGAGCGGGAGGCAAAGCAATGCCTGTTCGTTCTGCGATCCATAGGTAGCATGGATGCGGAAGAGATTAGCGGTGATGACGTTGACTTGCGATTCGAGGATGGAGAAGGCCGAGATACTGGCTGCGATATTTCCATCGTTGAGTACGCAGAGCGTTCTGCTGATCTGATTGAGAGGCTACTCGCCCGCCCCGCGCAGACCGAGCAGCAGCCGGTGGCGTGGTTGCGCGCCTCTGATCTGGAACGACTGACCCAGCCGTTTGTTGCAGGATGCGCAGCGTCATTGAGCAAGAAGCCGGGCGATGGCTGGGTTGCGATCTACCTAGACCCCATCGCGCAGACCGCCCCGCAAGGCAAGTTCCGCATGGGCGACCTCGTGAAGAAGTCCTTGCCTAACCCCACACGCAGCAGGAGATAGACATGCACACAGACAAGGCGATAGCAGAGTTCGAGGCGTGGGCAGGCAGCGAGGCGTTCGGCTTATCACCAGCGCACTTCGCAAAGGATGAAGCAGGCGAGTACATCAACTATCCGACCCAGTGCTACTGGCTGGTTTGGCAGGCATCGCGGGCGGAGTTGGTGATTGAGCTGCCGCCGCAAGTAACAGCCGACGACGTGAGGGAGGCCATTCCGTTTGATGCCGATGGCGACTATGCACAGGATGCCGCCCACATGGTGAACGGAGCGATATCCGCCTGCGGCTCATTTGCTAAAGCAGCCGGCGTAACGGTGAGGGGGTGAGGGATGAATACCGTTTTCCTACTGATGGCCCAGTACAACGGCGCGGCGATCATACCGCTTGAGAGGGTCTGCTCCGACTATTTCAGTCACCTGACGCCGGAGAAGATGAAGATGAAGGTGGCGGCGGGCCAGATTGACCTGCCGCTTGTGCAGATGGAGCGCAGCCAGAAGTCTGCCCGGGGCGTACACCTGAGCGACCTGGCTGCATACTTGGACAGCCAGCACCGGAGCGCCAAGGCTGAACATGAGAAGCTTATGGGGCGAGGCCTGCGCCGCGCGTCCTAATCCTGCCGGGCCCCAATCACGGGGCCCGTTATTACCCGCTCCAACCAGGCCCAGTTCTCGTATGGGTCGCCCTTCCCGCGCAGGTGCGTATAGCGCCGCATCGAGTTCCAATCCCGGTGGCCCGACACGCTGGCCGCTTTCGGAATATCCCAGCCCAGCTCAAACAGACGACTGACGCCATCGTGCCGCAGGTCGTGGAAATGCAGGTCTTCTATCTCAAGGAAACGACACGCCCGCGTGAACGACGCCGACACGGATCGGGCGTTGTACGGAAACACGAACTCCGACACCTTGGGCATCGACTTCAGAATGCGCCATGCCTCATCAGGTACGTGGCACCACACATCGTTGCCGTGCTTCTGGCCGGGGTTCTTCATGTCAGTGATGAGCACCGACTGTTCATCCTCGCGCATGGCGTCCCAGCGGATGCGCGTGATTTCCTCTTGCCGGCGAGTCGAGAACAGCGCAAACGCCGTGACCCGAACCATATCGATCTGCTGCTTGCGACGGTCGCGCATCTCGCAGAAGTAGGTCAGGATCTTGTCCAGCTCATCCAGCGTAGGGCGCCGGGTCCGCTCCTTGCTCTTGCTGACCGCGCCCATCTTGCGCAACACACGCCGGGCATCTGGCATCGCCATCGGGTCAATGTCATAACCCCATGCCGGCCTTGCTACAGCAAGCACGGCCCCCAGGTGCGCTAGATCGTTGCCGACCGTCTGCGCCTGAACGCCATCCTCCTGCATGCGGCGATTCCCATACTCGACGAGCACCTGGCTTGTCAGTTCGGAGTCTACGACCTCCCCCAGCCACGTCTCACCGATAGCCGCCAGCGTAGCGCGCTTGGTCTTGCCCAGCGGCCGGATCTTCTCGTATTCCTCGAGATACTGCGTGATCATCTCCTTGACCGTGACGCCGCTACGCTTTGCTTTAGCAATCGCGCCTGGCTCAGCCAATTCAGTCTCGCGCTTCTTGATCCACGCCTGCGCCGTCGCTTTGCGGTCAAAGGTCTGGCTCTCGGTGTAAACTGTCACGCCCTTCTGCATGATACGGATCTGCGCGGTATACCGGGTCGCCCCGTCCTTGCGCTTGCGGGTAGTGATGGTTCCCATGGATTTTGCTACATGACTTGAACGGCTTGCTACATTGTAGCAACGGCCTTTCAGAAACAAGCAAAAATGGCTGGAAACGGTAGCAAATGAGCGAAGCGACAAACCCCGCAATTCAGGCCATAAACTCAGCAAACGCAGGCGCCACGGTAGATAGGAGGTTTTCCGTCGCGCCGATGATGGACTGGACCGACCGGCACTGTCGGTATTTTCTGCGTCTGCTTTCACGGCATGCCCTGCTCTACACCGAGATGGTCACTACGGGCGCACTGATCAATGGCGATGCCAACCGTTTCCTGCGTCATGATGAGGCCGAGCATCCCTTGGCGTTGCAACTTGGCGGCAGTGTGCCAAGTGACCTCGCCGTCTGCGCAAAGATGGCCGAAGCGGCTGGTTACGATGAGGTGAATC